TATCGACACACCACCATCAAACTCAATATGCATTGTTTGATACTCGACATCATTGTAGACGTGACTGTTTGTTTGTATGGTTGTCGTCTTATAACGTCGAATGTCATTGGCATCGTAGAACAGCTCCTCCCCGACACGCTTAAGCGCATCGAGGAGAGTGCCTTCTACATCTACAGTAACACTGTCATTACTTAGAGAATATTGCCAATCGTCAACATAAGGTCTCATGCGTTCGGATCCTCTTCACCGATCACAAAGTGACTACCATTGTGATAACCAGGTATCGGCTTAGGTGTTGGTGCGAGCTTACGCAGCGTGGTCTGCTGTGGCGGTCCTGGCTTGATCTGTGGCCGTGCCTGTTGAGCCTGGAGCGCTCCATTGCCATCGTCATCCTCATCGGATGCGAGCGACAGAAGCGCACTGAGGCTGTAGCGTCGACCATACGAGAGTGCTGACCCGAATCCGTGACTGGTCTGTTGCATCACAGGAACCTGCACGACACCAGCGATCCACTCACCGCTGGCGTGTATTACACGGCTCTCGACCATGATGCTGGTGCTGTGCTCACCGTCGATGGTGTCCAACACCGACTGCACAACGAACAGACCATGTTTAGCCATCACTGGTCGAACGACCTCCATAATGGCATCGAGCGACGTGTACTTTGAGCGAAACGCTGGATTCGTGGAATCCTTGACGATTGGCCTGATCTCAGCCTGGGCCTTGACCAGCGCTGGCGCAATAGCGCCTATTGTCTCCGACATTGTCATTTCAAACCCCCTATGTGTAATCCTGCCCTACTCAACGCATTTCGAAACGCTGTCGTCCAGTTGATGTTGCGTCTATCGATGATGGCGCCTGACTGGCTGTAGGACCGCCATATAGACACGTCATTGACCACTGGGCTAATTGCCCGTGCGATGGCTGGCCATTCGTCCTGACGTGTCTCATACGCTTGACGCAGACAGTCAAGGACATGTGCGAGTGCTTCATACTTCGTGGTGCGAATAGACCTGGCCCACTCGATCTGTTTCTCCGAACCACTCATCACAATCGGATTCGGCTCAAGGATTCGCTGTGTCAGTGACCATGCGCGTTCGATTGCACGTTTGTTCTCACACGCGGCGCAGATCTGAAGCGTCGACGCCATCATCGCCATTTTGTACTTCAGGTCCCCCTGCGTATATCCAACCGTGATGTGTGCGGTATGGCCGCACTTCCATTTAAGGTCAACCCGTTCCTGTGTCATTCTGTTCCCTTCGTCGTGATGTCCAATCACACGAACATCCTAGCACTAGTTGACATACAGTGTCAACTGTGTGTATAACGATGACATGATTTACGGACATACACAGGTGGATATCGCTGAGAAACTCGGCATCCACAAATCGGCAGTGTGTCGGATGCTCTCCGGCGCTCATGCTGTCAGACAGTCGACCGTCAAGCGCATCGCTGATGCAATCGGTCGCAGTGAATACGAAGTGCAGCTGTGGATCCTGTGCAAGCGTACAGGACAGACTCTCCCGCAATAGACAGAACAGGACTAGGACAAAACAATGGACATCAAACTTTCGTGCATCGTATGCAACAGACAAAACGTCGTGCCTTATGGCCGTGGACATCGCATCTGTGGAATCTGCTCACAGCGTGAGCTCAAGCGTGAGCGCCGCCTCCGAACACAGCGCCGCATCCAGATGATCGGCAGCTTCGTCGTGGTTGTCCTGGCTGTGTGGACAGCATGCGCAATGGCATCAGACTGGAACACTCCGAACAGTCCGGATCACCGTGCACATCAGGCGATGCAGTCTCGTGACTGACGCCATCACAACCTGGTCACAGTACCGAGGTAGCAGACGCACGAGCACCACTGGACTCCTGACGCCCGAGGAGGAGTTCTTCTTGGGTCGAATGGTCCAGGCTGGCACTGACAAAGACAAAGACAAAGCGACTGCTGAGTTCGTCAATCATAACGTCCGAATGGTCAGCGCAATCGCCAAGAAGTTTCGTGGTCGTGGATGCGAACACGAAGACATGCTCACCGATGGAATGCTCGGACTACACCACGCGGTCCAGCGCTATGACCCGTCACTCGGTCATCGCTTCAGCACCTACGCGACCAACTGGGTTCGCCAGGCTATCGGTAGGGGCATCGAGAGTCGTGGTCGAGACATCCGTCTACCGTCACACGCCATCGCTAAACTGTCGCACATCAGAGTCTCGCGACAGGAGTACATCGTCAAGCACGGTGAGACTCCAACACCGGCGGAACTGCTTGCGTACGTTCGAGAGGTCGTGCACACTTACCCGCGATACCTTCACAAGCAGATTGAATCACTCGATGTCAAGTCGCTGACAGAGATTCTTCAGCATGATGTGAAGCTGGTCTCGAGTATCGATGAACCGAACGCATACGGCCAAAGTCGCTACGACTTCATGGCATCGAATGAACCTCCGGTCGGTGACCATCTAGACAGAGAAATCCTTTACGCGCAGCTGCGCACGGTCATGGAAGTCCTCACAGATCGAGAGATTGCATGTCTTCGACTTCGCTTTGGGTTCGACGGTCTGTCGGATGGTCGCTCACTCGAGGACGTCGGAATCCTGATCGGCTACAGTCGCGAGCGCATCAGACAGATCCAGGTGCGCGCAATCGACAAATTACGGGTGGCCGCTGGGGCTGATGTCCTGGCGGAGATTTTTGAGAGGATGGAACTTTGAACGAATCAGAACAGCAGATTGCATATTTCAACTGGTGCCGAGTCATGGCGGGAAGTGATTCGCGCCTAGGCACAATCTTCGCTGTGCCGAATGGTGGCTACAGGTCGAAGGCCACAGGTGGTCGCATGAAGTCCGAAGGACTCAAGGCGGGCGTTTGGGACATCTTCATCCCGGTGCAGATGGGGCAGCACTGCGGAATGTGGATTGAAATGAAGGCGGGCAAGAACAAACTGACATCAGGACAGATCGCATTCCGCGAGTCTGTTGGTGATGCTTACCTGTGGTTCGTTGCATATTCCTGGGACGAAGCAGTCGAGGCGACGTGTCGATATCTAGGCATCGCCAGTGGCATCAACTAACAGTATTTCATTGATCTGGTCGGCGAGCTCGATGCTGTGCATCTCACAGATGAGGTACCAGACAGCCTTCAGCAAATCGTCGGTCTTATCTTCGCCAGGTTTAGAACCTGCTCGTAAAAGGTATTTGAGAGCATTGCCACGCTTGAAGTCGAGGCCATACATCTCGATGATCTCGAGTGGCTGGACAGTGTGAGTGCGGTAATGTGTCGGAACCTGCTTGGACATGCAGGGATTATAAGGGGTAGAAATGAATAGAGTTTCACAGGCTGTGACATTTTTGTCATGGCTGTTCGAGCCGTACTCTGACGGCTTTGTCGAGATTCGCACGATGAATCAGGGCAAGGTGCAGATGCGTTTCTGGGAACTTCCAAGGACGGAAGCAGACTGGACCGGCATCGGCGAAGCGTGTATCCAGTGGAGTGACGCTGGAGAGGATGTGTACGTCGGTGTGCTTCCACGCTGGCGTAAAGGAGGAAGGGACACCGATGTTCATTCTGCTGCTGTGGTGTGGTGCGATATTGATGATCTTGCTGGTCTGGATGAGACTGCAACGCTTGCTAAAGTTACAGTCGCGGTACGCTCGGGGAAGGGTCTCCACTGCTACCGTCGACTCAAGATGGCTGGCATTGGGACTAAGCCAACAGAACAGCGAGAGTTTATACAGCTGCTCGAGAGATGGATGCTCACACTCTCGGCGTCCGCTGACGTCAAGTGCAAGAACCCGTCAAGAATCTTACGAGTTCCTGGAACTCTAAATTGGAAAAACCGTGAGGCGCCTCGGTTGGTGGAACTCGCAAAGTATCCGCCAGAGGCCTCCAGAATCGTTGAGGAGACACAGACCACGCATCCATGGGGCGATGAGTGGTCACGCCTTTTGATTGCCGCCAAAGCGGGCGACCTTCCAACACGCGAGCGGGGTAACTGGGACCTCGGACAATACAAGCATGGTCGATACCTGCTCTACTGTTTCAATCACACGATCGTTGGCATCGAGCAGATGCGAATGATGGGCATGGTAGAACATGCGACCGAGTGTCGTAAACTCGTAACCACTGCGCTGGACACGCAGTCATTCTTGGACTAGGACTAAAATGGACGAACTTTCATTAGACGATCTCCGGCTCATGGTTGCCGGAGACATGGCCACGCATGCTCGTGTCGTGGCAAATGGTGAGCACCACTGGGACCGGCTATTTCAGCCACAACCTGCATCTGGTGGACCATTCAACGGACGAAACAATGCGCTGGTCACACTGCTTGGATTCTTGCGAGCAAAGCGCTTCTCGATTGACCAGGCGAACATTTTCAGCATCTGGTGGAGTGACACATACTGCGAACCTCCACTCGAGCCTGAGCTAATCCGTGAGACCACTGGGCGCTTCTGGGTACAGTGGGCACAGGGTAACATTCCCGACGATCTGCCGGGCGGTGAGACGATGTCTCCCTGGGAGGTATGGGACTGGACCCGGATGGAGGTCGAGGAGGAGAAACTCGGAGCGCAGTCCTGGCTGATTCCGAATGTGCTCTCGACTGGCGGACTTCATTATCTTTCATCGCCACCAGGCAGTGGCAAAACGTGGGTGATGTGCGATCTGATTCGTGCAGCTGTATTCGGAGACAAGTGGCTGAACGAGTTCGATATCCCTCAGACTAAAGTGTTGTACATAGATGAGGAGATGGGTGTCCAGAAGGTTCTACAACGGCTCAGGAAGCTCGGAATGCGCTCGGCTGAAGGAATGGGCTACCTCAACAGAGTCGGCATCAGGCTGGACAATGTGCTCGATGTCGAGAGAGTAGTGAAGCATTGCCAGTCGCAGGGTATTGGTCTGGTGCTCATTGACTCACTGGTGCGTGTGCATGGCCTGGACGAAAACGATAACAGTCAGATGCGTCGACTCTACGATTCGTTTAAGAAGTTGCTGGATGTCGGCATCACTGTCCTGATCGCTCACCACAATCGCAAGGGTGGCACTGACAGCACGGTCAAGCACGAAGGTATGCGAGGCGCTGCGGAGATTGTTGCAGCTGCTGACATGGCGTTTAGCGTCGAGAAGCAGGCGAACGGGTTGTACCGCATGTACGTCACGAAGGGGCGCCTGATCAGTGATGAAGACGCCATCGATGTCACGTTCGAGATTCGCGATGAGGATGGCTTGACAAAGGTCCGGACGCTCGACGCTGGCGCTAGGAGCGAGGTCATCACACAAGAGATCCGGTCGAAGCTCATTGAGCTCATCAGTGGCGAACCAGGCATCTCACAGTCGCGCCTTGTGGAGCTGTGTGGCAGTAGGAAATCGGTCGTGGCGGCTACACTCGCGGACCTCGAAGCGAGTCGAATCGTGGCGTTTGACAAGGGGCCACGCAACGCGAAAATGTACCGTCCGACAGGTCTACTTTAGGCGATTCAGTTGTTCCCGCGACCTGTTCCCGACCTGTTCCGCCCTTAAGTATCATAAAACGGGAACAACTGAATAAACCCCCCCTTTGGAAACCCCCCCTGCGAGCATGTAAGTGTGCTCGCTTAGGGGTCTTAAGTTGAAACTGCTCCTGCGGGCCGGGCGCTTACGCTGGCCCACAGGAACAGCATCAACTTTATGTTTGACAGATGGTTTGATGTTTGGTAATGTCAACTCGGCAGTGCTGGTGGAAACACCTTCTGGATTGGTAACTGAGCCAGCACTGTCACAGAGCGGCCTTATGGCCGAAGGAGAATATGAAATGGGTTTCTTTAGTAACG